GCTACAACGTTGTCAATCAGTGTCGCCTCCTTTATGGCCTCCACCATAGCGCGTTCATTGCTCCTTGCGTCGGATAGATGTACAAGGACGATGGCGCGCGTCTTGGTCAGATCGTTGGCTCGCAGTGTGTCCAGTAATCTGCGTAGTGACATGTGGCTGGTCTTTAGCCTGTGGCGCATTGCTGCCGATATTTCGCCGTCTTCCTGCTGCGTGTCTATAAATTCATCGACGTAGTTGCACTCAACAATCCAGTAATGCACGCCGGGGAAGGTCTGGCGAAGGTAGTACGTATCCGTCGCGTAAATCGCAGTCTCGCCTGTTGGGTCGAATCGGATAAGGTATCCGCAAGGCTCTGAGGCGTCGTGCTGGGCCTCAAACGCAAGTGCGGTAAATTCCCCTACATGAAATGCGGAGAGCATCTGAACGGCGTTAAACGGCGTTAAACTGCCACTTGCTTGTATGGCTCTCGCTGTGCCGCTGCTCATGTATGTTGGGGTTCCCATTTCCGCTATGGCCGCCGCGCTTTTTGCATGGTCTTGATGTTCGTGCGTAATCAGACATCCTTGCAGGCTTTTCCAGTCTGGTATAGCCCGGACGATCTTTCGCAGCGGAAGCCCTGCGTCCAGCAGGAGGGATGACCTTCCTGCGTTGAGCAAATAGGCATTCCCTCCGCTTCCTGTTCCGATGACCTGTAACTCCATCAGAATCCGGCCTCCGCGCAGAGTTCGTCTTCGCCAGGTTCATCATCCAAGGGCATGGGTTCTGTGGGTAGCATGCTGGGTTGGGCCTGCGGCGCTTCGGGGAGTTCTACGGGTGCGCCGTTCCCATGCTCTACGATTTCGGATTCGATGACCAAATCCTCAAACTGCTGCTCCCTGCGGCGGATGTACTGGTAGCTTTCGTCGATCTTGTCGGGGTCGCGGGGGATGCGTTTGCTGCCGTAGATTTCACGCTTCATGGTCTTTTCGTACATCTCGGCCACCCAGCCCTCCATCTCCACCTCGACCTGCTTTCCGTTTTCCCAAATCTTCTTTTTGCCGCCCCAGAACTCCGGGCTGGCGTACTTGGGCTTGCGC